TTTTCATAATATAATATAATTAAATAAGTTAAAAATAAAGGGCTAGGTGCCGAAGCACCTAACTCTCTATATAAATAATAATGTTATTATCTTTTTAATAACATAAAGTTGTTAGCTGCTTGAACAACTAGACATCTTTCTGATAGATAATTAACAACCATTGCATCTTCATCAGAAGTGACATTGCCACCTACTGAACCTGTGATCCAAGATTTTAATTTTCTATCTTCTGTATCAGACTTTCTGTATCTAACGTGTAGGAAAGGTCTCTTAATATTTCTACCCATTCCTTCATCATACACAGAGCTTACACCTGCTGGTATAACAGCACCTGCAATTTTAGTATGCAATGCTGCGCCAGTAGTTGTATCTGGTGTCATAGCACCATAAACTTGAGCGTCATTTAAGTATTTCCAGTCAGTTTTGTAGAAGTCATAAGAACCTCTTCTAAACCCTGTAAATCCTAAATTAACAGCCATATCATTTGAGTTGTTAAAAACACCAAACGAAGCTGATGACGGAGATGCTGCACTTGCTACACCTGAATTAAGATTTCCTAACATGTCGTCTATTTTAAGAGTCGTATGTCTATCTAAGTATAACATATTCTCTTCAATAGCTCCCTGTCCGTCAAACTTAATTAAGATATTGTCAAAAGTTCCAATATCGTCAGTATAATTACCTGTAAAAGCGTCTGTTGCTACATGACCTCTAGTTTCGATTGCATCGAACATACCTTGAGTACCATCAACACCAGGAGCGCCATTACCAGATTTTTTAACTGATTCAAGAACCATTGTTTCAAGATAATCATTGAAACGAGCTCTAGTATCACCTTCTGCTTTTAAATACCACATGTAGCCACTTTGTCCTTCTTCACCAGATACTTCAACCCAACCAATTTGAGCAGTGTCAGAACCGTTAACAACGAATCTATCTCTGATTATAACTGGTTTGTTGTCATATTTGTTGAAACCTGGATTTAAAGCAGGTCTTGAAGATCCACTTACAGCTAAACTAGTACCTTTTAAATGCTCAGAACCATATACCATAGCTTTGAAAATAGTGTCATTACCAAAAGTAATTTCACCAGAACCAGTGTCTGCTAAATCATTTTGTGTATAAGGTTTAATAACAACGTCATGGGGACTTCCCGTCGAGACAGTTGTTACGATACCTTTAATTGATTTACCCGCACCTGTTCCACTTAAAGCATATAATAATACTGTGTCGTGTAATCTAAATAATAATGCATCATCTCCAGCTGTTGCGCCACCTGCAAATCTTACTTTGTTATCTGCTGCTGTACAACCTGTTGCTGTTGCTGAAATGTGCAATCTTCCTTGCTCTGACCAAACTACTTGATCTGAAGCCATTCCTTCTTCTGCGCCTACTTGAGACAAGAAGCCTGATAACATTCTGTTACCATATCTTTCTACCTCTGCTTCATAAAGCTCTGGTAGATATTGCTGCGCCCAACCTGTAGAAAAATCTAAATAGTTAGCCGAAGCAGTTTGTTGTGTTGGTAGTGGGTTTGATACGTTAATACCTGATCCAGCTACCGGAGTTACTGCTGCCATTTTTTATTAATTTTATTGTTAAACTTTTATTTTTTAATTTTGAAACGAAGTTTACTTGAATCATCACCAACTACCTTATACTTAAATCCACCCGTACTTACTTCTTGGTGTCCTTGTCTAGGTGTCATATCGACATTTTTAGAAGTTGTTACACTATTTTTTAGAGCATCAGCCTTGCCTTGCTCATAAAAATGATTTGCGATAGCATCAGCGTTCATAGCTGTAAATAAAGATTTATGATAACCCTTAGCATCTTTCATTGAACTATTTTTATCAAGAAACTTTCCGATAAAATTGTTAATGTCACTTTGGTTTATTTTTACTTCATTTGCATCTTTAACATTAAATCTATATCTTTTATCACCAACATTATATTCAAATCCTTTAAATTTATCATTAAATAATTCGTTAGTTTTACTATCAAATATCGATCTATTGTTTTGCGCTTCTACTTTTGATTCCTTACTCTCCTTTTCATATCTATTAAAAAAATCAATAGCCTTTTGTTGCTCAGATGTTAACTTAACACCACTTTTGATTTCCTCGTAATAATTGGATTTTAATTTATCCAAATGACTTTTAGCGTTAGCAACTTGCTCCTTAAAAGCCAATTTCTTTCTCTTGACATCTCTTGCTTCGTCAATCTCTTCATCATATTGAAATGAGTCTTCTATTAAAAAACTAACCTCATCATCTGTTAAATGTGTTTTAGTTTGTTTGTAATACTCACGTAACACAGACATGTCATCTAACTTGCTGTAATCTTGGTTTAATTTTACATAATCCTCAAGATCACCTCCAGTCTCATTCATAAAGTCTATAACTTTTTGAATATTTTCTGGTAAGTCTTGTCCAGTTTTTTCTTGTTTGTCTACAGTTTCTTCAATTGCTTCTTCAAAAGCTTCAACTTTATCCTCAACAACCTCATCAGTTGTTTCTTCTGTAATCTCTTCCAAAACTGGTTTTTCAGTTTCTTCTTGTTTTTCTTCAACCTTTTCTTCTTCCACTTTCTCTTGAACTTCCTCAACAACTTTATCACTTGTTTTTTCTTCAGGTTGAACATCTTTAGGTTCTTCGACCTTCTCTTCTTTTGGTGTGGTTAGATCAACCTTTATAGGTTTATCTTGTCCACCTAACTTTTTCATTCTTGTTGGCTTGGGTTGTTCTTTAACCTTAACCTCGTCACCCATTGGTGATTCTACAGTTTCTTTAACTGTATCTTCTTTTTTTACTTTTGCCATAATATAATTTTATAAAATAATTAAACATTTAACTAGGATCAAACATCCCTAAATCAAAATCCCCACTTAATATATCATTACTTGTTGATTCAAATTTTTTAGGTGCTTTGCCTGTTTTTCTTTGATCTATTAATTCAGATTGTTGTGATGCTTGAATTCTAGTTCTCTCATCTTTACGATCTTCCTTGTTAGTTTCTTTTGATTTCAATGAATCAATTTCCATTTGCTTTAATTTCATATTAATCATAAACTCATGATCCATTAATGTCTTTTTTAGTTGAGCTTCTTTATCTAACTTTTTCATTGATAGTTCGGACTCAACTTGCTCAAGTTGTGCTTTCTGTTGGGTAATAGCTTGATTTTTTTGTATCTCAGCTTGAGCGGCAACTTGTTGTGTTTGTGCATTTGCTTGAGCTTGAGCCTGTATATTTCTTTGTGCTATTTGCTGATCTAGTTCTACTTTTTTCTTTCTTCTTATTTTTAATAACTGATTAGCAAGTTTTACATTTTTTATTTCCCTTACATCAATAGCATCTTCTAGTTCAACACTATTTTTAGCTAAAGCTTGTTGTATATTATTTTCAAGCATTTGTTTTTCTTCTTCGTCAGGTGCTAACTCAATAAATATACCAAAGTCATGCAAGTGTAAATTGTTTAGCTCTTCTAATGTACCTACGTTATGCGCACCAACTTGTTGTATAAATGCGTCTTTAGTAGGCGAGTACTCTAATATATCTGATACCCTTAGTGACAAACATTCTGCGGTTTCTGCTGTAATAAATAAACCAGACTGTAATATATGTCTTGTTGCTGTGTTACTATTAGCAGCAGCCATTTTTTGTATTCCAACTAAAGCGTTTTTATCAGGCGTGCTACCATCTCTTGCTTCGTTTAATCCAGTAACATCTCTTATCATTTGTAAATAATAATTATATGTTGTAATTAAACTTTGTAGTTTAGCACCGCCAGAATTACTAGCAATTTCTTGTATAGGTACTTTACCAGGATTCATATCACCTTCTTGCGTTAACGATCTACCTATTATACTACCTGTTTGAAAAAACATATTCAATGCTTCCTGTGGATTATAATTTGTGCCATTACCTAAGTCAACCTCTGCTAAGCCATCAGCGTCAAGATAAACACCATCAGGAACCATTCTTGATAACACTTGTTGTATTTTTAAATGTGTTAATTGAATCATATCAGCAAAACCAGTACATCTACTTACTAAAGATTCAATTTTACCTTTATACATTCTAGGTGCGCATAAACTATAATTCATTTTAACTTTAGATGTGTCACTTTTAGGACGCATCATGTTTTTAGCCATTTTCCACTTCAGTAGTTGTTTAGTACCTAAAACTATAGCGCCTTCATATAACACCTCGTTTGATTTAGATATTTTACTAAAATTAGTTTCTTCTGGTGGATTAAAGTTATCATCCTTTTCAATAGCCTTTTCAGCACCACTGCTAGTTTCTTTTACCTTGTAAACTTCATTATGAAATGTTTTATAATTAAAATATAAAACTTGAACAGTATTAACGTCTATACTAGTATTATTATAATACGCGTTTCTATTCATAGGTGTCATATGTACACCTGATTCTGAAGCTTCTTTTAAATCTTCTTCCGTAAGATCAGGAAATTGTTTTTTAAGTTCATTTATAGGTAACGTTTTAACTTCACCTATATAATATATATCGTCAAAGTATGGAGACTCTGTGTGTGACCAAACCATATGTGCTGGATCTACATATTCAACGGTAATACCCCTAGCAGTATCAAATGTATTTTTAACACAACCAATACCAAGAACAGCAAGATCATAATATAATCTTTTCCTTGTATTTTCATACTTATTGTTATTAAATAAAGTATTTAATGCTTGCTCTTCTGCTATCTCAATAGACTGCTTATAATCAAGCTGCATGTGTAATTGTAACTCTTCTTCACTTTGTGGTAAAGTTTCAGGGTTATTTTCAGCCATGTTTCTACCAAACGCTTGTGATATGAATTGATTAACATCTTGATTACGCATATCACGAAGCATTGATTCCATGTAATCTGTTCTTTGCTTTGTGCCTGTTTTATCTTGTGAGTACACTTTTATGTCATACACTCTTTCTGCAATACCATTAACTACTATGTCCACAAATTTAGGTATAATAGGTACTGGTTTCCAATCTAAATTAAGATATGATAAATCACCATTTATCGATAACTCATCTTTATATTTTTGTATTGACTGCTCACCTCTAGCGTATAATCTTAATTTATGAAATTCGTTTTCATTTGATTGAAACTTATTTACACCGCTACTAACACCAAACCATTCGTGCTCAATTGCTTTAGCTATTTTTAATCCATATTCTTTACTAGCCTTTTCTGAATCACTTACTATTTGACTTGGAAAATTTGCTTTTCTAACTGTATCAGCCATATTACTCTATTAGTTTAGATGTTGTACCACTATTTGCATATTTAGCAATACTTATATTTAGTTTTTGTTTTTCTGTTTTCACACTTGGAGCATACAAATGTCTATTACACGCCATTATTGCTAAACCCGAACTTATTGTTGCATCAAATTTTGTTCTTTTGTTTATATCAAATCTAGCCCAATCATTTAATGTTTTATTAAAATACATATTACCGTGTGAACCATTTTGTTTTATACCAACGTGCTCTTGTATATACATTTCAATGGCCGCCGCGTGGGCTTGTTTAATATCTTCACTTGAGTTTGGTATACCACCAATCTCCTTTTCTGCAACTGATAATTTATTCCACGTTTTATCAGGTCTGTTCATTGAATATCCTCTATAACCTCTTCTTCTTAAATAATATAATAACCTTGGTTTATTATTCTCTGCAAGTATTGGCATACCATAAAACACTAAAGCCATTAACATATCTTCAAAGAATATTTCTGCCGTTGCTGGTCTAGCCACATATTCTAAAAAAAATTGACTAGGAGGTGCATCCTCCATGCTAAATTTAGTTAAGCCATGTAAAGCACCTTTTGATCCTTTGTTATCAACTGTACCTGATATATCGTAACTGTCACAACCAAAAGCACCCATATGCTCATTACCGGGATATTTTCTATTATTTTTTTCAATAATATTATTTTGTAAATGCGTTGGTGGTACCCAAGAAACGTTAAACCTACCCTTTACATCAGGATAAAACATAACTTTTGAATCTTTCACCCCATTTATCCATTGAAAATTACCAGTTGATATTCCAACAGAATTACTTAGTTCCTCGTTAAAATCTATTTGCTCATATATTTTAACAAGATTAAATATACTATTGTTTGCTTCGTCTCTAAAAGCGTGTTCTTCAGTTCTAGGAAACTGACGGTAAAATTCATTTAAAGCATCTTGGTCGTTTTTTAAACCATCAACTTCATTTTCCCAATGATCAACAACACCCATATCAATTAAATCACCGTGGTAATTAAGAACTTCCTGCTCAGGTGTATCAAAAACTGGTAGACCATACTTATCCATAAAACCCTCATAGTTCCACTCCATTGGTATGAATAAACTATATAGGCCAGATTTAGTTTGACCGTTTTTATTTCTTTTTGTCACATTAGAATCTCTAAATAATTTTTTAAAATTATCACCACCTTTATCTAATGCATTTGACGTACTTCCCATCATACATTTACCAATTACCCTACTACCTAATCGTAAACATGTTTTTGTTACTCTCCAATTATTTAATATATTATCAGGTCTTTCCCACTTACCACTCTCATCATGTACTAACAGATTTAGTTTTTCTCCATCGTAACTGTTATCTCCTGTATTCTTCCAATCAATAGTAGTATCTAAACCTACTATTTCTTCAAGCTGTTCATTTGTTTGAAGTTTTTTTCTAGTAAACTTTTGAGCCGGGACCCTATATGCAAGTTCGCTTTTTGGTCTATCCATACCATCCTGAATCGGCTTAAAGAAGAACGGGTAATTAACAGATATTGGTACCACTTTATCAGTAAACATCTTCTTAGCATCTGCGCCAGATTTTGATAAAATACCAAATCTTGCATCACTCGAGATAGTAGCAGCGTTAACTGTCTC